TCTGCGGGATGTATTCGCTGGGTACGACGAATGTTGGCTTATCGTGCCTGAGGGGAACGGTAAGACGACGTTGTTGGCTGGACTTGCCCTGTATCACTGCGAGTTTCGGGATTCGGCGGCGGTTCCTGTGGCGGCGAGCAGCCGTGAGCAGGCGGAGATCATGTATCGGCAGGCGGAGGGGTTTGTGCTCAGGTCGCCGCGGTTGCGGAAGTTGTTCAAGCCGCAGGAGGGGTATCGGCGGATCAAGTGTTTGGCGAATGGTTCGCGGATCCAGGTGTTCGCGGCGGATGATCGGACGGGGGATGGGATCATCCCGACGTTGTGCATCATCGACGAGCTTCACCGTCACCGGGACTTGAGGTTGTATCGGACGTGGCGGGGGAAGATTCGGAAGCGGCATGGTCAGATCGTGACGATTTCGACTGCGGGTGAGCCGTTTGGGGAGTTTGAGCAGACGCGGGAGCGGATTCGGCAGGCCGGCGATCTCGAGCGCGGCGAGTGTTTCCTCAGGTCAGCGTCCGAGAATCTGATTTTGCATGAGTGGGCGGTGCCTGAGAAGGGTGATGTGGAGGATATGGCGTTGGTGAAGATGGCGAATCCGTTTTCGGGGGTGACGGTGGAGGGGCTGTCGGAGGCGTTTGCGTCGCCGACGATGACGTTGGCTCATTGGCGCCGGTTCGTGTGCAACTTGCCGACGCGTGGCGAGTATGCGGCGATCCAGGAGGCGGAGTGGCACTCGGCTGCGACGCTGGAGTTGATTCCGCCGGGTGAGCCGATCTGGGTGGGGTTGGATGTCGCGTGGAAGTGGGACACGACGGCGATCGTCCCTTTGTGGTGGCGCGACTCTGATTATCGCCTGTTGGGGCCGGCGCGTATCCTCGTGCCGCCGCGGAATGGGCAGAGTCTCGATCCGAACCTGGTAGAGCGCAGCCTGATCGAACTGCATGAGCGGAACCCGCTCCACACCGTCGTGATGGACACCTCGAGGGCGGAGCAGCTCGGCGAGTGGATCAGCCAACAGTTCGGCGCTGTCGTGGTCGATCGGTCGCAGACGAACGAGAAGGCCGTCGCCGACTATGACCGGTTCATGGAGGCACTCCGCGAAGGCTGGTTGCACCACTCGAATGATGCGACGTTGACGCAGCACGTCTTGAACGCGGTCGCTCGAGTCCTTCCCAGTGGGGATGCCCGGTTTGATCGGCCGATCCAGTCGCGGAGGGATGTGCAGGCGCAGGATGTCCGCGTGATCGATGGGTTGACGGCCGCGTCGATGGCGCACAGTGTGGCAGTCGAGTTGAGTGGCGCGCAGGCTTGGGCGAGTGGCTGGTGAGAGCACGGAAGCGGGTGAGGATGCACCTCGTCGATGAGAGTCCCCGCGTCGCTCTGCCCTCAGTGGAGGGCGTCCTGCTCGGCTTTGACCATGCCTTGAAGGAGTATCGCCTCGGTGTGCCCGAGTTGTTGTTCGCGGCTGGTGGGAATGCGGACAAGCTCGACGCGAAGGAGCTCCGGTTGCCGCGGGAACGCGTCGCGTTTTACGAGGTCGTCAAGGCGTGATTATTCGGACGGCTGGTCAGGACGTCGAGCGTCGCAGCTTCGCTCTCAGCGACATGGTTCGGTGGGGGTACAACGAGCTTCGGAACATCCCTGGGACGGGTGTGACGGCTGGCGCGGTGGCGGGGATCCCGGCGATCAACCGCGCCGTTCGTATCCGCGCCGAAGCCATCGCGTCGCTCCGTCTCTGCTGCTGGCGTGGCTACGGCGGCGACCGCGAACTTGTTGAGACGGTGTGGCAAGCCGGCCTGTTCGAAGCGCAACGCGCGAACGAGTATCAGACCCGATTCGACTTCTGGGACACCGCCGAAGAGAGCCTGTGCTATCGCGGCAACGCCTACATCTGGAAGAACGTCGACCCCGCGTCGGGTCGCATAGTCGAGTGGTATGCCCTCCACCCCGACCAGGTCGCCTGTACTGGATACGGCGAGTACCAGGTCAAGGTCGCTCGCGGCTACATCGACCCTGTCGGACAGGGCGAAGCCCGCTATGAGGTTGGCGACGACACGATCCTTCACATCCGCGGACATGGTGACGGTGGGACACTCGAAGCACCCTCGCCGATCAAGGTCTTCCGCGACGCGTTGCAGTCGCCGATCAGCAGGCAACGCTACGAGAACAGCGTCTGGGAGAAAGGAACAGCGGTGAAGTTGGCTGTCCAGTTCCCGGCGGGGGTGACGCAGCAGCAGGCGGAGGAATGGAAGGCGGGTTGGAAGCAGAACTATGAGGGCGCCAGTGGGGATCGCACCGCGGTCATCGGCGGTGGCGCCGTGTTGACGCCGATCGGGATGACGAACGAGGACGCCCAGTTCGTCGACATGGCGCACCTCACCGCTGAGGACGCTAGCCGGATCATCGGAGTCCCCGCTCGCCTTTTGGGGATCCTGGTCGAGAAGAACGTTCCGCTCGAGCAGGACCTCGCCGAATGGCTCCGCTTCGGATTGGGACCGGAGTTGTTTCGGATCGAATCCGCGCTCGCCGCTGACGAGCAACTCTTCGGCCAGGCGCGAACCTATCCCGGCTTCAACACGGAGGACTTCGTTCGCGGCGACCTTTTGACGGAGGACAACGTCGCTCATCAGCGTGTCCAGGATGGGCGGCTCCTTGTGGATGAGTGGCGGAAACAGCAGGGGTGGCCGCCACTTCCGAATGGTGCGGGGATGGTCCCCCAGATAGTCCCTGTCGGCGGCGGCGCGAACCCCATGCCACAGCCGGCGCCACTCCCACCCGACGACTCAGGCAACTAGGAGGAAAAAGAGGATGCCCACGACCCAGCCTGACGAGAGTCGGGAACTTCGCTATGCCATCGCCACACTGTCCGAGCTCCAACTCCGCGAACCCCGCTCCGCCGACAACGGCAGCGACGACCTCTACTTCGACGGGTACGCCGCCGTATTCAACCAGACCACGACGCTCTACGACGGCAGCTTCGTCCGCCTCCACGAGATGATCGCCCCCGAAGCGTTCGACGACGTCCTCGCCTCCGAACCCGACGTCCACCTCGTGATCGGCCACAACCTCGACATGCCGATGGCGAGGACCGGTATCGACGGGACGGGTGGCCTCGAACTGTCCGCTGACGATCACGGCCTCCGTGTCCGCGCGCGCCTTAACCCTCGGATCACCTATGTGCGGGATCTCGCCGAGAACATGCGCGACGGCGTCGTCGACCAGATGAGTTTCGCGTTCACCGTCGCCGAGGAAGACCCCCCGGTTATCACCACGAACGAGGATGGGTCGGAGGATGAACTCCGAGTGATCCGCAAGATGAAGAAGCTGTATGATGTAACCGTCACGCCGCAAGGCGCGTACAGCCAGACCAGTGCAGCACTACGGTCGCTTGGTCTACTGGCACGTCGAGCAGCGGGCACCAATACCGAAGTCACTCCGTTGGAGGGCTCGGAACTGGTGGTCACCCATCCTGGGGGCCGCGAACTGGAGCACCGCCACGCTCTCGAAGAGATGCGGCGGCGCACACGCCGACTAACCCTCAGGAGCATGTAATGCCCGAAGCACAGCGGGCGACGTTCATCGAACTCCGCGACGGCTACAACGCCGCCGTCGAAGCGAAGGACAACGCCGTCGCACAGTACGAAGAGGCCCTCGAGTCGACGCCCCCGGCGGATGCTGAGGAGCGCGACAAGCACGACGAGCACCTCGAAGAGCTCAAGACCCGCGCCTACGACGCGATCGCCGACTGCGAGCACCGAAACGACGTGCTCCAGAAGCGCGAGTCGCTTGACCGCGCCAAGAGCCAGTTCACGCCATTGACGACTGCGCAGGACAAGGTCGTCGTTCGTGAGCCTGACCTCTACGTCAAGGGTGGCCGCAGCTTCTTCGCGGACATGTACCAGGCGCAGATGAACAACGACACCGAGGCCCGCAAGCGCCTCGACCGGCACAACACCCTCGAGGTCGAGAAGCGCGCCATCACCTCGACCGTCATGGGTGGGTTGATCCCGCCGGCGTACCTGATCGGCCTCTACGCCAAGGCTGCCCGCAACGGGCGCGTCCTCGCCGACCAGGTCAACAACATGGAACTGCCCGACACTGGCATGTCGGTGATCATCCCGCGGATCACGACTCCGTCCGCCGCGGGTGTGCAGGCCACAGAAAACACGGCTGCCACCACCCAGGACATCGTCGAGACTGACCTCACCATCAACGTTCGCACCCTCGCCGGGTACCTGCCAGTATCGCGGCAGGCGCTCGAGCGAGCCGCCTACGACGATCGCGTCCTGTTCGAGGACCTCACCGCTCGCTATTGGGCGCTCCTCGACTCGCAGGCCATCTCAGGGTCTGGCGCTGCCGGCCAGCTCCTCGGGATCCTGAACACCGCCGGCATCTCCACGTCGACCGCCAGCACGAACACGATCGCTGGTGTGTGGCCGAAGATCGCCGACGTCATCCAGCAGATCAACACGGCGATGGGCGGCATCGGCTACGTCGCCGACAAGATCGTCATGCACCCCCGCCGCTGGGGCTTCTTCGAAGCCGCAGTCGACACGCAGAACCGGCCGTTGTTCGGTATCCAGGGCCAGCCCGCCGTCAACGTCCTCGGCGAAGGCAACACCGCCGGGTATGGCCTCGTCGGGTACATGCACGGCCTGCCCGTCTACACCGACGCGAACATCGCGACGAACCTCGGCGTCAGCACGAACGAGGATCGGATCATCGTGATGGCCAGCCAGGTTGTGCATCTCTGGGAGCGTGGCGGCGACCCCGTCACCCTCAGCTTCGAGCAGCAGGCCGGCACATCGTTGCAGGTCCAGCTCGTCTGCTACGGCTACGCCGCGTTCACGGCGGGTCGTTACCCCGCCGCGACTGGTGTCGTGTCGGGTGCTGGCCTGGGAACGCCGACCTTCTAAACCTGACCAACCTCGAAACACAGCATGGAACGACGGGAGCCTCCCTGGGGGCTCCCGTCATCCACGCCACCGCGATCATCGGCGATCCCCCCGAACACCGCGAATGGCTCGCCGACCAGTCCCAACAGACCTTCGAGCCGTTGATCTTCTCTGGCGTCAGGATCAATAGCTTCGTCACGGTCGACGCGGGCATCGCCGGTCACACCATCATCGGCCACAACTGCTTCCTGATGACCAAGACCCACGTCGGCCACGACGCTGTCCTCGAGGAAGGCTGCGAACTCGCCCCCGGCACCATCATCGGCGGTCACTGCACCATCGGCCGGCGAGTCAAGTTCGGCCTTGGCGCACTCGTGAAGCCATTCGTTGAGATTGGCGATGACGCGCGGATCGGCATGGGCGCCGTAGTCACCAAGAACGTCCCCGCAGGAGAAGTCTGGGCTGGTAACCCGGCGAGGAAGCTTCGATGATCGATCGGATCCTCATCACCGGTGCTCGGGGCAGCATCGGAACCGCCCTCCGTAAGCGCCTCGAAGGCTTCAACGTTCTCGCGACGGACAAGGACACCCTCGACGTCACCAACCCCCAGGATGTCGGCGACTTCGACTTGGTCTACCACCTCGCCGGCGCGAAAAGCGCCCCCGACGGAGAAGCAGACCCCGAAACAGCGGTCCGCGTAAACGCCGTTGGGACGCTCAACATGGTCCGCCTCTCCGAAGACAGGGGCGCCAGGTTCGTGCTCGCCTCGACCTGCAAAGCCGCCGACCCCGAAACGGCCTATGGAGCCTCCAAGCTGCTCGCCGAGAAGATCGTCCTCGCCGCTGGTGGTGTCGTGTGTCGCTTCTACAACGTCCGCGAAACCTGCGGCAACGTCTTCGAAACCTGGCGCAACATCCCAGCGCCTGGCCTCATTCCCGTCACGCCGTGCCGCCGCTACTTCATCTCCTCGAGCCAGGCCGTCGATCTGCTCATCGAAGCAGCGACGTTGCCGTCGGGTCGGTACACGGTTGACCCGGGGCCGGCGTGGGACATGACGCAGGTCGCGAAGGCTGAGTATCCAGGACGCGACCTAGCGCTGATTCCGCCTCGGCGTGGTGACAGACTCGCGGAGCCGCTGTGCGCCTCTAACGAGCGTCTAGAGCCGTTTGACGGGGTTCTACGCATCATCTCCGCCCACGACCCCGTCGTGGAGGCTGTGTGCGTCTGATCGGGATTCTGATCTGGTATGACGAGCAGCCCGAATGGCTCGCCGCGGCGGTCGCCTCGTTCGCCCGAGCCGGCGGCGAACACCTCATAGCCCTCGACGGAGCGTTCGCCTGCTACCCCGACGGTGTCCGCCACCCCAGGAGCGGGACAGAGCAGCACGCGGCAGTTCGAGAAGTCTGCGACGCCCACAACCTCGGGTTGACGCTCTACTCGCCGGCCGAGGCGTATGTAGGCAACGAGCTCGAGAAGCGGTCGCTCGGCTTCGCGTTGGCTGACCTCGTCGCCACCCCCTATGAGGACTGGTATTTGATCCTCGACGCTGACGAGGTCGTCACCACGTCGCTCGGGTTGCGGGAGACGCTCGAGCAGACGAGCTGTGACGTAGGCGAGGTCGTGTTCTGGGAGCGCAACAAAATCCACGATCCCTCGCTGGGCCGCGTCCGCTGCTTGTTCCGCGCGATCCCCGGCATCCAAGTCAAAGGCAACCACTACACCTACATCACGCCGGACGGGCGGAAGCTCTGGGGCGACGGCCACCTCGAAGACTCGGTCATCACCCCCGCCGAAATCGAACACCGCACCTGGATCCGACCCAAGCATCGCCAGCAGAACCAGCTCGACTACTTGGCGCAGCGTGACCGCGTCGCGACTGAGTATCCACTACCCGATTTGAGGAGCGCATAGATGGCGAAGACGCCCGAAGACAACAACGTGGATGTCCAGGTCGCGACGCAGGACTTGAACTCGGATCCCAAAGCCGCGCTCAAGTGGCTCGAGAAGCGGCACCTTGAGGATCTCGAGCGGGAACTCCGCGGCGCGCAGGACCGCGGCGACGACGATCACGCCAAAGCCGTCCGCGAACAGTTGAAAGCCCTCGGCGGCACCAGCCAGAAGACCGCGACGAAGCGGCCCAAGGCAGAAGCCAAAGAGACACGCTGATGACCACTCCGAACCAGTCACCAGTCGAACGAGTGGAGGGCGAGATCACACAGGATGACCACGGGAACGTCGTCATCGGTGCGCCCACGGCTCAGGCGACGGCCAAAGCCCACCAGCCTGGCGGCGAAAGCGAGGATGAAGACTAGTGGCCGTCACCGCCTTCATGTACCCGATGCTGCTCACCACGACGTGGAACAAAGAAGCAGACATCGACGGCACCGACGTCATCAAGTGTGCCCTGTCGAACACCGCCTACACCTACGTCGCCACCCACAAATACTTCGACGCTGCCCCATTCAACGCGGCATGGACTGAACTCTCCACCGCGAACGGGTACACCGCTGGCGGAGTCACCTGTGGTTCGGCGGCGACGACGAGCGCACAGACGACTTCGTGGACAGCAGCGAACGCCTCATGGACAGCCTCAGGTGCCGGCATCAGCGCCACCAGCGCCGTCGTCTACGACTCGACACCAGGCGCCGGCGTCAAACCCCTCATCAGCTACGTCTTGTTCGGCGGCACCGCCACAGCCCCCGCTGGGGCGACGCTCACCATCGCCTGGAACGCTTCCGGGATCATCAGCGTGGTCGTCGCATGACCGTCACACTCGTCTACATGGACCGCCTCGACGTCGCCGGCGACGTCGTCGAGACGCACTCGACCTACAACACCGTCGAAGAAGCGCTCCTCCAGGCTGCTCACAACGAGATGGTCACACCGGGCATCTCGCTCCGCATCGAGAAGGACGGCAAGAAGGTCGCTGGGCCAGTCGAGTTCAAACGCGCCCTCAAGGCATACCGCGTCGCCAGAAACGAAGCGCTCACTATCGACGATGCCGGCGTCGTCACCCACGACACCACTCACCACGTGACGCGGATGAAGGGGCTGGTGGGGTAGATGGCCGACGCCATCTACATCGTCCAGAACACCGTCTTCTCCGCCGCGACGGGCGCGAAAACCGTGTTGAACGTCATCGCTGGCGCGAACCAGAAGATCGACATCCTCGAGTGGGCAGTCACAATGGACGGCGCCACCTCGACAGCCGTCCCAGCGACGGTGAACCTTTGCCAGTCCACACAGGCCGGCGCTGGCACCTCGGCGGGTTCAGTCCCGGCCGTCGTGCAGGTCACGGGGAGGCCGGCGACGGCCCAGTTCACGGTTGGCCACAACTACACGGCGGAGCCGACGGCGTTGACGGTGATCGAGCCGTACTTCGAACCACAGTTCAACGGGATGTTCGCTCGCGCGTACAACCAGGGGCAGGAGCCTGAGACTGACCAGTCGGGTGGCACGGTGAAGGCGCTCGCGTTGCGGATCAACACGACGGCGACGGTCAACGTTTTCGCTTGGATGCGAGTCGGCGTCGGATGATGGAGGGCTAGTGAGTGGCGATCGTCCGCTCAAACCAGTATTCGGCCACATTCGCTACCACGATCAACCCATCTGTGACATGGACGAACGCGACCTTGACGACGGACGTGTTGATCGTGTTCGTCCTGCACAACCACGCTGCGAGCTCGACGACTGTCACGGCTCCAGCTGGCGGCGGTGGCGAAGCGACGTGGACCGCGTTGACCGCGATCAACCTGGCGCCGAATGTAGCGCAGTCCTGCTCGATCTCGCCCTGGTGGTCGACCGGGACGGCTCTCTCCGCGGCACACGTCTCCACGTGGACGCTCGGCACCGTGACACGCGACTCGGTGACGTGGGCGCTCCAATACAGCGGCGTCGACACGTCATCTCCGGTGGATCAGCAGGGGCCGGGGAACTTCGCGAACACCGCCGGTACCGCGTGGGACTCCGGCACGAGCTCGACGACGACGAACGCGAACGACGTGCTCTTATCGGTGGCGGGGTTGTCGAACAACTCGGCTGGCGAGAATCTCGGCGCGTTCGGGACGCAGGTACCGGCGGGTTGGACAGCCGTCGTGTCGGCGCTCAAGTCGCCAGCGGGTACCGCGACGCAGGGCATCACGTTCTATGGGTGGGAGAACATCGTCGCGGCGACGTCGGCGCCCCACTTGGCGGCTACGGCTGCGGTGAGCACCTTATGGGCTGGTACGACGCTGGCGATGAAGGCGGCTGCAACGGTGGCGACACCTCGGAAGCCCTTCACGTTCAACAGTCGGACTCGACAGCCTCGGCCTCGAGCGGCGAACCGAGCGACGATGGCATGGCGATAAGTGAGCTTCTGGATCAACAGACGTCCACCGCCGGACGTCACCAACCAGACCGTCTCACCGCCAGTCGCGACGGCGTCCGCATCAGCGCCAGCCCCGACGATCATTATCAGCATCGCTGCGGTAGTGGCGACCGCTTCGGCGAGCGCTCCTGTCCCGGTCCCGCAGATCGGACTTCCCGCCCCCGTCGCGACAGCCTCGGCCTCAGCGCCGATCCCGGTTCCGCAGATCAGAGTCTTGCCATCAGCGGCTACGGCTTCGGCGAGTTCGCCGGTTCCGACGCTTCAGGCTGGAATCATCGTTCCAGTTGCGACGGCGAGCGCGAACAGTCCCCCGCCAGTTCCGCAGATCGTCATCCTGGCACCAGCCGCTACGGCAGCGGCCTCGGCTCCAGTACCAACGATCATCACAGGGACGATCATCTCGCCACCAGCGGCTACAGCCTCGGCGAGCGCTCCCGCTCCGACAATCCAGATCAGCATCCCTGCGCCGAAGGCAACGGCCAATGCGAGCAGCCCAACATCGACGCCGCAACTCCGAGTATCGCCACCAGCCGCAGCGGCATCGGCGTCATCCCTGGTGCCGGTCCCGCAGCTTCGGATCTCCCCCGCGCCAGGATCGGCATCAGCGAGCAGCCCCGTACCGACCGTCTCGGTCACGGGCGGCGGTGGGGGAGCGTCTCCCCCGCGGACTCGCGCCACGCGGAGCGCCGGCAGCCGAGCCCGCACCAACATCACAGGCCCGAACGGAGCGACAGGAACAGTGGGCGACACCGGCAGCGTCATCGCGTTGGGAGCGTCAGGTGAAACGTTGGCGAAGAAACACTCCCAAGCATCTACTCGCGTCTGCACACTGGGAGTCTCAGACCAGGCACTCGGCGGAGTTGTCATCGCCACCGTCGAAGGCCAGATCGGCCGCATCTTCACCGGACTCCGAGAAAACGCGGACATCAGTACGAACTGGGTCAACACTGGAAGCCACATCACCCAATACGGCAACGGGAAGACCACGAGCTACCGCGCCTGCCAAAACGATCCGGCCACAGAAACTTACGCCGCGGCGATCGCCGGGACCTACGACGCGAGCTGGACGACGCTCGTCACCAACATCCGCAACAGTGGTAAATGGACACCCACCAACCCGTTCATCCTCTGCTACGGACATGAGACGACCGTCGCCCAATGGGCACCCCTCGGCACAGCCCAACAGTTCATCGACGCGTACCGCCACTTCCGCAACCTCACGGACAGCCTCGGCGCCACTGTCCGCACCAAGAATGGCACCTACCAGGGTGGATGCATCGTCATGGCGTATGTGGGTTGGGATCGCATGTTCGTCGGCGCGAACGGCATCGGCCCGCCCACCGCTGGGCAGGGCGTCGACGACTACGACCCAGACAAGGGCTCGAGCCCAGCGCCAGCCGGCTCGAGCTATTACGAGTACCTCGGGTCGGACGTATACAACGTCCTCGACTCTCCGGGTGTTCTCCGATACGGGACGGACGCGTTGACGCTCCTCGCCCCCCTCGTGAACGCTGCCGTCGCGCGTAACAAGGACTTCATCATCGGCGAGATGGGTTGCCCGGACGGCGCCACTTCACAGGACCACACCAACAAGGCGCTGTGGCTCGACAGTCTCCGTCTCGGCCTGATTGCTCGCGGTCGGTACAAGCCCGGCGTCTGCCGTGCCCTTCTGACGACGGTGAAGGCCAGCGTCGAGAACTACAACGTAGATTCAAGCGCGGAGAGCCTCGCCGCGTTCCAACGCCTTGGAGCGTCCACCTACTTCAAATGAGAATCTGTGGCTGACTTCTACCTCAACGCTGGCGACACAGCATCTCCTATCTTCGAGACGCTCGAAGACGAGAATGGCTTTCCCGTCGACATCCAAGGCGCCACCATCAAACTCACCGTCACCCCGTTGCATGGTGGGACGCCGACGATCAACGCGAAGACCGCGTTGAATCAGCAGAACGGCGACGGGTCAGACGGCACGAAGGGCGAAGTCGCCTACGGCGAAGGCGCTGCCCCCTACGCCGCCGGCGAAACCACTATTGCCGGCGACTACCTCTACGCATGGACCGTCACCTTCGCCGGTGGCGCTATCCAAACCTACCCGAACGCTGGATACCGCCTGCTCACGATCACCCCCGACGCGCCCACCACCGTCGGCCACTACGTGACCAGGGAGGAACTCAAAAAGACGCTCCAGTTGACGGGCGAAACCTACGCCGACAATGATCTCGACATCGCCATCAGCGCTGCGAGTCGTGGCCTCGAGTCGGCATTCGACACGATCTGGACGCTCCGCCCCCCCGGCGAAGTCCGCTACTACACCGCCTACACCTCAATAGATCTCCTCCTCGGCGACGTCATGGTCATCACGAGTATCGGCGTCGAATACTCCGGGTTCCCCGGAAGCGGCCAATACGCGACCGCTCTCAGCGCGAGCGACTATCGCCTCTACCCCCTCATCAACGGCCTCATCAGTGGTGGCGGCGTCGGTGGCACCGGCGGAAACGGTGAGCCGTATCGGAAGCTCCGCCTCGCTCGAGGCGCGTCGCAGCTCTACCTTCCGACGGATCCTGACGCGATCAAGATCACCGGACAGTTCGGGTGGCAGACGATCCCCGCCGGCGTCCAACTTGCGACGACGATCATCGCGACGCGGATGCTCCGCCGCGCCCGCGAAAACCCGACCGGCTTCGCGACACTCGGCGTAGACGGCGCCGCCCTCATCGCACAGGGATTTGCCCGTGACCCGGAGATCCAGTACGCGATGCAGTACGCCTCGCCGCCGAAGGGGTTGTTCGTGTGAGCTCGATCGCGGATCTACGCGTCGCGCTCGCCGCTGCCCTAGACACCATTCCCGAAATCCAAACGTCCGCATACATCTTGTCGAACCCCACCCCCCCGTATATCCAAGTCATCCCCGGATCGGGGACAGGCCCCGCGTTGGATTATGACCAGGCGATGGGTCGCGGCCTCGACTACGCGAACTTCACTGTCCAAGCCGTCGTCAGCCGCCAGGACGGCGAAGGCGCGCAGAAACTCTTAGACCGACTCATGGAGAACATCGCCCCATATTCGGTCAAAGCCGCCATAGAAGCCGACCTCCACCTCGGCGGGTTGTGTGATGACTGCTCCGCCACTGAAGCGTCGGGAGTCCAGATCGTCACGCCACCCCAGGGCGGTGAGTTCCTGCTCGTTGAATGGACAGTCCAGATCCTTGTCGGAGGGACCACATGAGGACATACACCCTGACCACCCTCGCCTACGGCGGCGACGCTGGAGACGAAGTGTCGCTCGACGAGACGGATCCGCTCGTCCAGTTGAACGTCGCGAATGGTGTCCTCGTCGCCGGCAAGACGAAGGCTCAGACGATGACGTGCCCGATCTGCGAGGCCACGGTGAAGAAGCCTGACGACCTCGCCAAACACTACGCTGACAAACATGCTGCCTATGCCGTACCAGGTTGGGTGGCCGACGACGAAGGGAAGGTGAAGTAGGCGATGTCCAAGTTGGTTCTGACCAACGCTCAGGTCCTCGTCAATGCTGTGGACATCTCCAACCACGTCCAGAGTGTGAACATCGAATCTCAGCGCGACGAGGTCGACGTCACATCGATGGGCGACACCTCAAAGGAGATCGTCCTCGGCCTCGGAGACGTCACATTCACGATCACCGTCTTCAACGACTACGCGGTCGGCAACGTCGACAGCCAGATGTTCGCGCTCCACACGACAAACACTCCATTCGCGGTGGAGGTCAGGCCGGTGAACGGCGCTCGGTCGACGTCGAACCCGGGGTATACCATCACCGCGCTCCTGCCACAGTATTCGCCGATCAACGGCACAGTCGCGGACGCGGTAACGACTGACCTCGTCTTCCGCAACGCGGCGCAGACTGGTATCCAAAGGCAGGTGGCGTAGTGGCGCTCCTTGCGACACAGGTCCCCACTCCAGTCGCCGGCCTCGTCCCCTCCTACTCGGCAGCGAACGCGTCAGACACGTTCGTCCCCGACGACCGCACCTACCTCCATGTCTTCAACACCAACGCCGCTACCCGCACCATCACAATCACGTCGCCAGCGACGACGGGTGGCCTTGCAGTGCAGGATCCTGGTCCGACGATCGCGGCGACGACTGGGCAGCTTATCATGGGTCCATTCCCCGCCAACATCTACGCGGATCCGACCACGGGGTTATGCACCGTCACTCCGTCGGCGACTGCTGGTGTGACATATGCGGCGATCCGAATGTCCGTGACGTCGTAGTGGCTGCGGAGACGATCCGCGTCACCGGGTACAGGGAAACTGCTCGAGCACTCGGGAAGGTGAACAAGGAAGCGAAGGCGACATTGTTCGCTGGGCTTCGTGCGGCTGCGGCGCCGATCGCGGCCGATGCCCAGCAGCGGCTAGCCGGATATCGCGGCATGTCAACATCGACGATCAAACCCAGCGCCCAGATCCGGGGCGTCTTCGTCGTCCAGCGCGCCAAGAAGAAAACTGGTACCCGCCCCGACTTCGGCGCGCTCCAGATGCGCGAAGGACTCATCCCCGCCCTCGACGCCGGCGCTGGCGACATCGAAACACGAGTCGAAGCCGCGTTCACCGCACTCATCGCCTACAACGGGTTCGGAGGAATCTAGATGCGCCTGAGAATCACCGGAGTACCACCCTACGACGGCGAATACCAACTCGACGAGTCACGCCTCACCAACCGCGACATACACACCATCAAAAAGATCACGGGCTACGTCCCCCTCGAATACGAGGATGCTGGGGCTCGAGGAGACATGGACTTCGTCGTCGCGTTCGCGATCATCGCTCTCCGCCGATCCGAACGCTTCCCAAAGATCGACGAAGACTTGATCTGGGACGCCGAGCTCGGGAAGGTCGAGCTGCTCGACGAGGAGGATGCGGATGCCGTCCCTCCTACGACCCTCGAGCCCGAAACGGGTTCGACGCCTTCTGGCGAACCTGGGAAAACAGGTTCGGAGCTCCACCAGGTGAGGAGCCTGCCAGCTACTGGAACGGAATCCTCGGCTACATGAACCTCGGACCACATGACCTCGACGTGTTGACGCCATACCAGATGAGCGACGCCTTCGACATCGGGAAGAAACTCCTTGGCGCGTAAGATCCAAGTCGAGATCCTCGGCGACTCCAATAGTCTCGAGGCTGCGCTCGGTCGGGCACAGACGAAGACGTCGAAGTTCGGGAAGTCGATCGCCGTCGCGTCGAAGTTCGCCGCCGGCGCGCTCCTCGGCCTCGGCGTCGCCGCCAAGATCGGCTTCGACGAAATGGAGCAGCACCAAAAGGTAGCCGCCCAGACCGCCGCTGTCATCGAGTCTCAGGGCAACGCAGCGAACATCACCGCCAAACAGGTGAACGCGCTCGCCCAAAGCTTGCTCAACAAGAGCGGCGTCGACGACGAGGTCATCCAGTCCGGCGAAAACGTCCTCCTCACCTTCCGCAACATCCGCAACGAGGCGGGAAAGGGCAACGACATCTTCAATCAGGCGACGACGGCGACACTCAACCTGTCCGTCGCGCTTGGGAAGAACATGACGAGCGCGTCGCTCCTCGTCGGCAAAGCGTTGAACGATCCGATCAAGGGCATGACCGCGTTGACCAGGGCTGGCGTCCAGTTCACGGACAAGCAGAAGGCGACGATCACCGCGCTCATCGACTCTGGCCACGAGATGCAGGCCCAGAAGATCATCCTCGGCGAGCTCACCAAGGAGTTCGGCGGATCAGCCGAGGCAGCAGGCAAGACGTTGCCGGGACAGTTGAACATCTTGAAGGAGACGTTCAAGAACGTTGCCGGCGAGCTCACGACGAGTCTCATCCCCGCGATCTTGACGTTGGCGGGGGTGTTGTCGACGGCGACGCATTGGATGCAGCGGAACCAACGCGCCACGAAGATCATCGTCGTCTCCTTGGCGGCGCTCGCGGCTGGTGTTCTCGTGGTGAACGCGGCGTACAAGGTGTGGCGCGCCACGACGATCGTCCTGACAGCCGCGCAGGCCGCGCTCGACGCGGCCCTGTTGGCGAACCCGGTTGGGTTGATCGTCCTCGCCGTGATCGCGCTCGGCGTGGCGATGGTCGTCGCCTACAAGAAGTCTGAGACGTTCAGAAAGATCGTCGGCATGGCCCTCAGCGCTGTCCGCGCCTACGCCAACTATGCAAGAGCCGCGTTCGACACGATCGTCGGAGCTGTGCAGCGGATCATCAGCGCCGTCCAAACGCTGATCGGGTACGTCCACTCGTTGATCAGCGCGCTTGGACAGATCCACGTCCCCGACATCGGCGGCGCGCTCGGCAGTTTGAAGAGCGGCGTCGGAGGATTGATCCCTGGGTTCCGCACGTCTGGCGGAATAACCCCTGGAGGGGGTGGCGGCCAGGCCCAAGTCCACCTTTACCTCGATGGGAAGGTGTTCTACAGCGCGATGGTGAGCGTCGACAAGGACACTCGCCGCCGCACCGGCAGGAGCCTCATCGCCGGTGCCTGACTACTGCACCCCGAAACTCGAGTTCAGCCCCGACCCCATCAGCGACACCACCCCCACCTACACCGACGTCACCACCTACCTCAAAGACGCCGACTGGAAGGCTGGCATCCAACGCGACCTCGACCAACCCCAAGCCGGTGAGGCGACGTTCACCCTGCGGAACAAGAACCGGGATTGGGAACCCGAATACGCTGGCGGCAGGTTCGCAGGGAACATCCTCCCCATGCGCCGCTTCCGATGGTCGATCACCGCTGACGGCGTCAGCCGACCCCAAGGCACCTACTACGCCGTCTCCTACCAGGTCGTCTACCCGGATCCAGGGTCGACAGAGTCGGACGTCGTGGTGACCTGTGTCGACGGTACAGGGTTGCTCTCATTGCAGACAGCGGGGGCTCTTGACCCGCCGTCTGCTACATCAATGGGCGATGTCATCGCGGTGGACAACCCCGTCGCGTACTACCCGCTCGACGAACAGGCTGGGGGCGCCCTGAATGCTGCTGCTGGGCCATCCGGCATCTACAAGGGGTACATGACCCACACGACGCCGAACCCCGTCCTCGGCGACTCCGGATTGGCCGCATCGCCAGCCGATCTGTCCAGTTATGGCCGCGCGAAACTCGACGACGAGAACATCTGGCACGACTCAGGCGCCGTGAGTTGCGAAGGAGTCTTCTACCAGCCTGGCGCGGGTGGTGCTGGCATAGTCGCTCTCGGCCCATTCGATACACCCGCCGGTGACTTCACTTTCGCGCTCGAGGATGGACTCGTCTGGGTTTACACAGGAGCCGCGACAAAGATCCAGGCGTCCGCAGCGGCGATGGGGAATGGACATCATCATGTAGCGATGACCTACGACGGCAGCCTCCTATGCCTCTACCACGATGGCGTCCTAGTCGCCTCGACTGGCGGAGCCGGTAATCCCCCGTTGTCGCCCGATTCTGGAGAGTTCCTCCGCGTCGCCGGGAGCAATGGAGGATCCAGCCCCGGAGTCCTGTTTTCACACGTCGCCTTCTACGACTACGCCCTGCCCGCATCGCGCGTCGCAGCCCACGCGACCGCGGCCATCACCCGCGGCTATGCCCCCGCCACCGCGGGCAGCCGCATAGCCACCCTCGCCACAAACGCGCTCTGGTCTACAGCTGGCATCCCAGCAGGCACCGTCACCATCGCCCCACGAATGCAGACCGGGCAAAAACTCTTCGACGAGATCGTCGAAACGACCCAATGCGAACAACCACTCGGCATCTTCTTCTTCAACGACGCTGGGAACCCCGACTACATCGCATGGGACGACGCTACCACCATCCAGACGATCCTCGGCGAACTCGAAGTCCAATACGACGACGTCGGACTCGTCTACGACGACCAAGTCTTCAACCAAGCTACAGCTAGCACAGAAACCGGCCTCACCCAGACCGCGTCCAACGCGACCAGCCAAGGCCAGTACGGCGTCCGTTCCCAGGATCCCGGGGCGTTGATCGTCCAATACGACCGCGATGCGCTGATGATCGTCCAGGGCATCGTTGACCACTTCTCCACCCCGATGTACCGCATCGAATCCGTCACCATGAACGGAGCCCAGACGAATCGCAGAACCCAGATCCTGACGCGGGAGATCGGCGAATACATCCGCATCAAACGCCGAGGCGCCGGCGGCACCGCGAATCCCGACATCGTCACAAGGATCATCGGCAAGTCGAAACACCTCGACGTCTCCAAAAACCTCACATGCACATGGGCACTCGCCCGCGGCTTCGCCGCCGCGACCCAAGTCTGGCACCTCAGCCAGTCCAGCTACTCGGAACTAAACACAGCGACGATCCTCGCCTAGATGCCCTGGTCCGACCCCACCACACGCTCAAGCGGATACACCGTCACCGCCACGAACTGGAACGAACTCGTCAACAACTTCCTGTTCCTCGCAGAAGTCGGCCGCACCGCATTCACCGCGAACGTCACCATCAGCGCGACGACAGTCGGAACCGCCAACCAGATCGTCTCTCTCGGCGCACTCACCTACGAAGCTGTCCCCACCCTCATCGAGTTCTACTGCCCCCGCTACGCCGCCGCCGCCGGCGTCACCAACCTCATCATCCGCGACGGAACGACCGTCATCGGGACACTGACCCAATACCCCGCCTCCACGAACCAGGGCGGCCTCTTCCACTCATTCCCCGTCACACCCACAGCCGCCAGCCACACCTACAACGTCGCTGCGTGGGTCGCATCAGGATCAGGGACGATGCAGGCTGGGACGGGCGGCGCTGCCGGAGACGCATCAACGCTCATCAACGGCTTCATACGCGCTACCAGGATTCCGACTTGATCCATCGCATGGATAGGGGGCCGTTGCGTGACCAGCATTGGGGTTGCGTGAAACAGAGTGGTGAGTGAGCAACGATCGTGTCTGGCCGGATCGGCGTGAAGGCGACGAACGCGCCTACGCCCTCGAATACCGCCTCGCCCGCATCGAACGACGCTTCGAGAAGCAGGACGCGCAGGTCAAACGGTTCCGCGAACTCGTCGACAAGTGGGAACCCTTCTTGGACCACCTGAGCGTCCAAGAACAGGTCCGCCGCGGCGTCGACCAGGCCATCCACGAATCCGACGAGCTCGGCTGGTCGCAGAAGAAGAACTGGATCGCCGTCGCGACCGTTGGTTGTGTCGCGATGACGACGATCTTGGCTGTCCTCGTGTTCCTCGGCGTCCATGCCTGATGAACTGGCGCCTGGCCTTGCGACTGACTCGCATGGCAACCCCGTCATCGATCCGACCAAAAACGTTTTGGACTTGGTCGAGTCGGCGATCACAAGGCTGGATGATCTGCATGAGCAGGCGATGCGCCGGCAGGACGATCTCCGCGTGGCGGCGTCAGCTCACACGGCGGAGATGGCGCGGCTCCGCGCGACGTATGAGGACAAGCTACGGCAGGCAGAGACAGCCAGGATCGACGCGATCCGCGCAGTCGACGTCGGCAACGTCCAACGCGCCGCCGAAGTGCAGGCCACCCAAGCCCTCGCCCTCGCCAACCAAGTCAGCGCCTCAGCCGAAACGCTCAGGACACAGGTCGCTGCCGCGGCAGACGCCCAAGCGCGGAACCTCGCAGCTGCGCTCGAGCCGATCCAGAAAGACATCCAAGACCTACGCCGCGCCCAATACGAAGCACAGGGCAAGACCGCTCAGACGACCGAGTCACGCCTCGACCTCGGATCGGTCATGGGCCTCATCTCAACCGGAGTCGTCGTCCTCGGCTTCATCCTCCTGTATGCGACGAAATGACCGACGACCTCCCATCGTCGCTCTACCTGCATTGCGAATCCTGTGGCGACCTCGAATGGACAATCGGCGTACTCGGCCACGTCGCCCACAAACACGAATGCCCCCACCGAACAGACTCCTACTGCCAGACACACCCCCACGGCTGCCCCTCACGGAGCCTCCCATTAGCGCCATTGTTCGCGGTCTTCGTCGCGTTGATGGCTGTCGGCGGCGCCGCACTCGCGCAACACCTCCCCTCGACCAGAGAACTCGGCGCTGCCGTCACCAAGACGAGCGTAGGCACCGCGTACCGCACCGTCACGAAAGTCACAAAGGGCCGCGTCATCACGCTCCCCGGTGGAACACAAGTCGTCCATGTCCCAGCCGTCGTGATCCACGCGAAGGGACGCAGGATCATCGTCCCCGCCCACAACCTCAAGATCCACCGCATAGACCGGCTAGGCGGACTCTTGAACGCGACGGTCGCGGAGCCGCTCGTGCCCGTCACCGTCACCGTCTACGTGCCCAGCGAACCGGTCACAGTTACCACCACCGAAACATCCCCAGCGGAGACGGCCTTCTCGACGACCACCGTCACCGTTCCCCTAGCCACAACTGAGGACACTCCATGAACCCTTGGCTACACAGCGCCGGCGCCTACAAAGTCACGAAACACGAATGCCCACACGTCGACGTCCCCGTCACCCTCGCGAAGCCACGCGCCGGCGTCATGCACACCACCGAGGGATCAAAGGAGTCGGCGCTCGCCGTGTTCGAGCAACACTTCGCGCCTCACTTCCTCGTCTCCGACGACGCCATCCTCCAACTCGTCCCCCTCGGCACCGAAGCGACCAGCCTCGAGCACGACACGAGCCTCCCTTATGAGACGAACAAGTGGGCCGTCGTGCAGATCGAGATCGCATCGTTCTCCCAGATCTCGCTCTGGCTTCCCACCGTGGAGACGACGAAACGACTCGCCGCGTTGATGGCCACGCTACGCCTCGAATGCGGCATCCCCCTCAGCCGCCCCTACCCCAACCCGCTCAAACCCGGCATCACATGGGCCATCCCCTCGAACCCTCGCCGACAGCCACACCCACGCTGGGGCTCGGAGGCTGGCTGGTACATGCACCTCGAAATCCCCGGCAACAGTCATTGGGATTGCGGCAACCTCAACTGGGAGAAGCTCCTCGACATGGCCACCGCGAAAACCAAGCCCCCGAAACCGAAACTCTCCTACCACATCACCTACACGACACGGAAGGGGCACCTCAAGACGATCGTGAACCACAGCCCAGCGTTGTGGCTCGGCAGCCACCCACACATCAAGCGGCGTGGCCAAGTCCTGATCGAGCCGATCCCCCGGAAGAAGCCAGGCGCCTAGATCCCTGGTATGTCCCAGCCGATCGAGATCGATGAACGCTGGTTCGACGAATGGTTCGCGATGGGCTGGGA